GTTAATGTTTGTTTAAACAATTTTAAAAAACTATAAAGTACATAATTGTTTTCTTTTAAATTATCAAAAAAATCTTTATTTATGAAAAATTTATAAAAAAAACCACCTTGTTCACTACTTTCACCACGTTTGTATTTTCCTGAAGTTGGATCAATGTTATTTTTCTTACACCATTCATTAAACTCTTCATCAAAATTTTTTTCGTAATCAGGGTTTGTGTTTTCTTCTTCAAATGTTTCATTTTCAAAATATTCTTCTGCTTTGTTTTTCCCTTTGTCTTTTTTGATGTTTAAAGCTTTTAATATAGATATAATTATATTATCAAAATAATTAATAAAATTGGTATCTAATAATAATTTCACTATTTTAATTAAAATTTCATTTATTTTGTTTACCATTACTTCTGAACTACTTTTTAAAAAATTAAATAATTTGATTAAAAATTCATACACAAATTTTATTAATTTAATAAAAACATTCTCTGAATTTATATTTTCAAAATTAAATTTGAAATGTTCTTGAAAATAACCAAAATTAAATTGCTCCTCAAATGCTGTATATAAATTTGATATTAAATCTGGTTTTATACCCGCATTTTCATTTAAATTGAAAGTTTTTCTATATTCACTAACATTTTGATAACCCAATTTATCATAACAATAACGAGTTGTTATTATTGTTAATCTTTTTTTGTGTCTAGTGTAAGCCGTGTATTGGAATGATTTTTTTAAAATGTAAGAATCAATATACGGAATAATTAAACACACATTGTCATAATCTGAGCCTTGTGATTTTTCAATTGTTGTCATTGGCAAATCAAACACTTTTTTATATTTCAGAATATCATTGTTACTCAATGTTATTAACATATTCAATTGTCCTGATTTAACGAGTATTTTGGATATTATTTCTGTAGTTAATGCACTTTGATCAATTGAAAAAATTTCAACTACATCATCCAATTTTTGTGAAGTTATGTCAATACCTACAGTTTTTTTAACAAACCTACAAGTAGCTTGACCAAATCTTTTAGTTTCAGTTAATTTTTTGTCATAATGATCATTCAAAGGCAGATTTGAACCTAAACCACTTTCTTCTGTATTGTGTGAAATTTGATTCATATCATAAATAAAAGTAAAATTTTGTGCATGGTTAAACATTAAATACAATTCTTGCCAACTAAACAAAGTGGCTTCTTCAACAACGACATTTTTGTACCATTGTTTATTATTTAAATAAAATGCAGAAGTTTGAACTTCTACATTGGCTTCTGTGTTTATTTTTTTAATTTTATTTTTAAGGTTAATTTGTTTAACCACGACGCTTGTTCCTTTTTCATAAGGCATTGATGAAAAAGTTTTTCCAGATCCACTTACACCATTAATGTGTTTGGCTTTTTTAATGACTGCATCAAAATTGCTAAATAATGCTTGTTTGTTGTTTAAATCTAGTGAATTGATGTATTTCAAAATCAATTGTTTTAAGTAATAAATTTTTTCTTTTAATATAACAATGAATTTAACTTGTTCCATGCTGTCTATTGGAATTGTATTGGAAGAAACCGTTTTAATAACTTTCCTGTTTTCATAAATTACGGCTACTTCTTCATTGTTATGCAAATTATGATTTTTAACTATATCATCCATGTCATCATTGTCAAAAACTTTCACAACAATGACTGAATTGAAATATTTTTCAGTGTCACTGATATTATTAACTTTAACATTAGATAATAAAACGCGCTTATCATTTATGGCTAATAGTATATTATGTACCCAAAATTCAAAATTTGATAAAGTTATTTGATTGCTTAAAATCTTTTCTGTATTTATTTTCATACTCAAATTATAACATTTATTAAAACAAAAATCGATATCAAATTTTTTAATAAAATGATTATAATTATTCAAATTAATTCTATAATTGCTTGAAAAATTTGAACAATTATTGCAGGACACTCCTGATGTTTGTAAACATGTTTGTTTGCAATTTGAACAAGTCATTACACTTTTGTTTATAATTTTTTCAGTTGTCAAACTTATAGGAACTTCTTGTTCAGGTTCATCATTTTTGCTATTTGGTTTTTTTAAATCCTTAATTTGAATGTATTTGAAAAAATCAAAAATAACATCACTAAAATTTTGGTTTGTGCATAATTTATTCATTTGTTTTTTTTCATGCTTGGTTTTAATAATTTTTTGCAGCCTGATCATATAATCAAAATTCTCTTTCATTGTGTCTGTAATTATTCCTTTTTCTGTGCTCACTCTTTCACTTGAGTAAACACATTCATCAATATTATATTGTTGAAATTCTGGATTGTTTTTGTTAATATTATTTAAACTTCTATAAAAATCTATTCTGCTTTCTTTCCAATCTTCAGCTCCATCATGATTCACATCAATTGAATTTCCGTCTATGTCTTCATATGTTTTGACAATTTCATCAACATCTTCTGGTTGTAAAACAAATTCTGTTTCTATGAATGTTTTAATTTCTTCTTTATATTTCACATCTATAGGAATATTTGTAAATGCACATAATTCAATACTTTCTAACAAATTGAAGTTGTTTTCTTTATAGTAAATTAAACCATAATAATTACCGGGTTTGGTCCTACCTATTCTGTGTCTAGCTTGTATTTTGTTGTGCCATTGATAATCTTCAGGAATCAATTTAATGTTTGAATTTTTAACAACTCTATTCAATGTGATGTCTTTCCTTAGTCTTTTCCCGGTATCAATTACATTAATTAAGTCAGTTATTGTGACTGAAGATTCAATAAAATCTGTAACAAAAAATAAACGGCTAGGTGTTAATTCTTCCTTTTCTGTTTCATAATTAAATATTTTTGCTGTGTTGTTATTGAAAATATCTGGATTTTTTGAATACACTTTGCTATCAACAATTGTATGTGGATGTCTTGAACTGTAAAAATTTGCATTGTTCGTGGATCTAAACACCACTATTGTTTTTTCATTAATGTAATCTATATCATTTAAAATTTCTTCCAAATCAAAGTATCTGTACTCATGTATTTTGATTGAACTTTTACTTCTATGTAATGTTAACTCTTCATTTATTGTTGCTGAACAAAGCATCAATTTACCTATTTGATTTTTTCCCAATTTTTCAATGATTAATTCATAAACGTGTAAATATTCAGGTGTTAATGTATGAATTTCATCTAACATTAAATTGTTAATATAATTGTCAGGATTAAAATGCAAATATGTCATTAGCGAACCATAAGTTCTTATATTGATATCAGCTTTAACATCATTTTCATAATTTTTGTGAAGCGTTGAATCAACATTATATGAAATTTTAACACCCTTTCCATAACAATTTTCCAATGATTCTTTTAATTTTATAACAGCAATTTTTGTTGGAACTACGATCATGCAATGTTTTCTTTCACAAAATTTTTCCCAATAAAACAAAGATTTGCCAAATCCTGCATATGCTGTGTTTAAAAATACTTTACTATCTAATTGTTTCACATACGTGTTATAATTTGTAGCATTATCTGGATTTATTGTTCCTTCTAAATGTAAATTGTCATCAAATTTAAATGAAAGGTAAGAATTTTTTTGTTTAAAAGAGACTAAATCTGCTGAAACATCTAATCTAAAATTGATGTAATCTTTAAATTCGTTGTTTAATTCATAATCATTTATATTTAGTGACACAGTGTTTTTAGATAGAAAAAAGGTTAGTTCTTTAAACAATTCATAATTCAAAACATTGCTATGTAATAAATCATTACAATAAGTGATTGGTTTAATGTTTACACTTTCAAAATGAGAATAATTTTTTCCTAATGCTCTGGTGTGCAATATCACACCAAAATAATCTGATTCGTTATTTTTGATGCCAATGGAATGTTCTACACTCAAAACACACAAATTCAAATTGTTTGATATGGCAAACATTAATAAATCATTAGTATCATAAAATTCAGTTTTTCTTGTTAAAAAACAAAGC